ACCGTCTTGTGCTGAAACGCTAACTGAATCAGGAGAGCCTTGTTGACCTTTGCTGATAGATACAGTCATACCTTCAGTAACTTCTTTATCTTCTAATAGTGCATTTAGTTGTTTGTCTAATGCTTCAAAAGCGAATGCATCATTCTTTACAAACTCTTTACCACCTAATGAGAACTTGTCACCTTTTGGTGTATTCTTGGCGGCCCAAGTGAATGGACTTTCTTCAATGTCTGCTTCGGCTAGTTCACCTTCTTCAGCACCATAGCTTGCCATTGTGTTTACTACTGGAGTAGTCTCACCAACATAACCTTGAATTGGCACTTGATCGTAGCACTCATCTAGACCTTCTTTGTAGCCTTCGTGATACATACGTGCTTCTTCCATGTCTTCATAGTTCTTACCACAATGTGAGTGACCACGTAGACCGTGTGCTTTGCCTTCTGAACGTGCGGCATTTAATTTTTGATCCATGCCTTCTTTAACCATTTTCTTTTTGCAATCAGCTATCATTTGTTTCAATTCTTTCTGGTCACAATCAGGGTGCATTTTGCAAATTTCTGCTACGGATTTTCCGTCCTTGCACATTTTCTTAATATGTGCCATCGATGGTAATTTATCAGTCTTTGATTCTGAATCCATATCTTCTTTAACTTTCTTTTTCTTAGTGTCATTGGGACCCTTGCCATCTTCAGCATAGTCAGGGATTTTGTTTTTGTTTTTGTCTGGCTTAGAATTCTTAGCTTCTAATGTTAGTGGACTTGCCAATGCATCACGCGGAGGCTGATCGGCTTCTTTGATTTTCTTTAATTGAGAACCGGCAATACGTTTTGCCGCCGCTTCACCATACTTAGGTGTTAATTTCTTAACTAGTGCATCAAAGCCGGTGGTAGCATTGTTATGCTTACCTATATCTTTTTCATTTACTTTGTCACGACCAGTAAACTGATCGTAAGCGGCACTATCTTTACCTGATATATTAGATGCTACTGCTTTACGGTCATATGTATTATGCTTTACTGGAGTAGGTGTCATACGATTAGGTTGACCAGATGGTGCTTTTGGTGGGTTGGCTGCGTTGATAGCATCAACTTTGTCGTCATCATATGGACCGTACATTTCATCTATTTCACCTTCAGCCATACCTTGTTCTTCACCACCAAACTTAAGTGTACCTTTTTCACTTGCTTGCTTAATCATATTAGCAGTTGCCGCATCAGCAGTACCCATTGGCTTACCATCTGCTCCGATAATCTGACTTGCACCTGGCATTGGCTTAACAGTGATACCCATTTCATTCAATGGTGCATACATTTGGTCAAGATATTCTTTGATGCTATGCTTCTTAGTTTTCTTTTTGTCATATTTAGGTAACTTAACATCTTTACCTTTAGTTACGCCAAACGCACTGAAGTCATAACTCTTATCTTCACCTGATGTAGATGTAGCTTTCTTTGGACGACCTTTACCTTTTTTCTCGGCAGTTTTGTCTTTAACTTTATTGCCTTCTTCATCTTCATCGTCTTTACGACCATAGCCACCTGGCTCAGCAGTGTGCTTGATGCCAGTTTTAGTTTTTGTTGTTGCTTCGTTCAACTGGTCTAGTTGTGATATTAAACTTTTGAAATCCATTTTATGTTCCTTTTATTTAGATGCACTTGCGCCAGTTTCTGGCTTAGGTGGACGTTTGATTGTACTCATTGGGCTCTTTTCACCCATCTGTTTGTCATCCAAGTAAGGCTTGAATGGATCGAATGCGTCAGGTGTTTTTGCACCTGCGTAAGGGGTATCAATTTTTGATCCCTTCGATTGGTCTTTGATACTAGACAAGTAGCTGTCACCATAGTTTTTGCTAGCTTCTTTAGCACCAGGTTGTTCTTCTAATTCAGGATGCAATAGTAATGGATTATGACTCATCTCATTAGCATATCCTGCATTTTCGCTATTGATACTGTCATCAAAGTCACTTGAAATAACTCTAACCATATCAACCTGATAACCAAGTAGTTGTGCAATTTGCTGAATCATTGGCTCTGTCGCTGGATAGCGAAAATCTGCTTTGATGATAGTAACAGACTGATTACTCAAGTTGGGAAATCCATACGGATCTTTTTGAATAGGTGTCTTTACTGGATCACTAATTCTGATAGGATCAAATTTATTAAGATTGTACTTAAACAAATCTATAAAATTCTTATCCACATCGCCAGCAATTTTGATAGTGTAATTGTAAGTATGTACACTTTCTGTTATATAATGTTTGAGGCTTTTCATTTCTTATTCCTGTATTCTGTATTTATCATTTATCTGTTGTTTTAGTTGCCAACATCTTAAGCAGTTCATTACGGTCTAGTGTCTTACCCTCACCTAACGGGGTAGCATTTATTTCTTCTTCTTTGCCCGCTGTTTTCTGGTCTAGTTGTGCTTTTTTAAGCTGTAAATCAAGCATTTTAAGCTTCTTGTTGATTTTAGCTGTCTTTGATGTAATAGCGTGTCCTAAGAAACTACTAGCACTATTAAAGATTTCACTAGCAAAACGACTGTCAACCTGCATACCCAAATCCATTAAATCTTTATAACTATCTGTTGCCAATCTAGCAAGTTCATCCATCTCTGTATCACTTGCTTCTAATCCTCTGACTTGAGGAAGTGCGGCTTCAATCTTATCTAATGCTTCTGCTGTATCAGTTGTGATTTCTTCCATATTTTCAGGTAAAGAAATAGTGATACCTCTATCATTATTTTCTGGAAGTTCAAATAAATCTTCTAATTTTTTTGTCATAAAAGTATTTATTTACTTACGTGAACCGTTTCTAAAAAGGTCATCTTCAGTAATAACTCTAAAAATGTAACCTTGTTGTTTACAAAAAGCCATAGCAGCCTGCCATTTAGCGTGATTGATTGCTACAACCATTCTGTCTTTGGCACTAGCAACTTTACTCTCAATAAGACTTTGTTTTTTTGGTTTAATCTCTACAACTTCTGCTATCTGTTTACCATACTTGTTTTGATAAACTACAAAGAAATCAGGTATGTATATTGTAGGTTTACCAGTAAATGGATGACGATACGGGACACTGAATGATTCGCTAGCCCAATACAATACGCTTTTGTTACTATCACAGAAGGTCATAAATGTAAGTTCCCAACCACTGCGATATCTAGGAGTATGTTTACCTACATATTTTGTTGGGTTCTTAGGAGTGTATATACCCTGTGCATATTTAGCCATTACAATACTACGTTTCTAGCGACATTCTGATTGGGTTGAGGTACAGTACCTATACCGTATAATGCTGTTTTACTTTTGAAACTGTTAAGATAGTATGTAATAACAGTATTCATTTCTAATTTGTTGTTAAGACCTCTAATGTAGTTAAGCAAGTCTAATACAGGAACTTGTGTTTGCTGAGATATTCTAAACAGATTTACTGTGAAATTATCGGCTATTTGTTTTGTTTCGCATACTGATACAAAATATCCACGAACAATATCATACTCATTACCATTGACGACCAAGTCAAATGCGTAAAAGTCATCAAATATTCTTACTGTTGAATCAAGTTGAGTTCGTGTGTCAAGTATTCTAGCCATGTATAAATCTCCTAAAAGTATTTATACATTTAACCTTGACCAGATTGATTACCGGCATTAGCTGGGCCGATTCGTTGAGGGAACGCTAATACATTAGGAGTAGGACTACCTGCACTTGCAACACCTGCAGGTGTTACACTAAATCCAGGATAATATGTAGTAGTTCTAACTGTACCAGGTAATGCTTGCTGTGTTGCTTGTGTTAATATACCGTTGATATCTGATTTTGCCACTTGTTTTAGATTTGAATTTTTAAATGTGTTATATGATGTACCGGCAATTTGAATAGCACCTAAAATGTTACCATCACTTAATGCTTGGGTGAATCCACCGGCTGCATCTACTAAACCACCTTGACCTAAAATTGTTTGATTTGAACCCAAACGTGATATAGGACTTAGGGTTCTATCATAATTAGCATCTAAGCCAAATCCTGGTACAGTATTGCTAGGTGTGCGTCCATCCATTGCTCCCTCAGCATATTGAACAGTTTCATAATCAATAGTCATTGTATTAGTCATCGTACCATTGCCTGTACTATAATCATATGTATCGTGGCTAAATCTCGTAAGTATAGGATTTATTAATGTGTATAACACAAAGTTGTGTTGGTTAAACCCATATATTTGTATGTTTTTAAAGAAAGGTATTTTACTAACACCCTGTGAAGAATTGCTTAATGTTTGTGATGGGGCTGATGTATCACCTATATATCCCCAGTCCGCATCACCGGCTATTGAGTTATTATATATATTGCGTGAATTATAATCAGCCGCCAAGTTTAACGGTGTATTGGTTGGTAATTGCGGACCCACACGACCTGCTGTTATTGTAACTGGTTTAGTTGAATCTTTATAATAATAGGTATAATAGTTATACCACATATTACGAACGCTGTTTCCGTTATCATCATGGAATGCAATGTCTATAGGATCATATTTAATTTTAGTTTGAACAATACGTTTACGATTGTATTGATTCATAACGTGTGTGTCAAAACTATATGAAGGTAGTTTTACTGTTTTGACTGCTAATCCAAAATTGGTGCCATTAGCAAGTCCAACTGAATAAACTGCAGGATTTATTTCAAAATATACATGGAATAAGAATTTAAGTTTAGGTGCATACTGATATGCATTTGGTCTAAAAGTCTTAGCGGCGTGAGTATAATCACGCAGGTAGTCGTTGCCGAAGAATCCTCCGGCAGCGTCCTTAAGTAAATTTTGAAAAAATCCAGACATGGATTAAAATTTCAATTAACCTTGACCAGCACCGATACCAGTAACAATAGAGCCACCTAAGATTCGACCGATGTTTGTACCAACACCAGAAGTCAATGGAGACTGAATAGCATTATCGTAGCGTATTGTCAATGCAATTGTTGCAATTTCATTTGAACCATAATTTAATGCACCATAGTTAGCTGTCTTTAAATAGCAACCATAGGTTTCCCAAGTCTCTAGTATTTGAGGAACAGCAGTACCATTACCACCGTCTAAGATTTCAATGTTTGTTTGGAACTTGTAATCTTGACCTGTTGCGGCTGATGCTTGCTCTACCATGTCTAATTGTTTCTGAACTTGTTGACCAACTAATTTAGAAACACTACCTGAGGCATCATCTCTTAAATTAACTGTTAACTCATTCCAACTATGTCTGCCTGCCAAATACAATGTTGAGTTGTAAATTGGTAGAGTAATTTCTTCAAAACTGATTTGTGGTCTATTGATATCCATTACTTGTTTTGTTAGTTCAACTGTAGCTCCAACACCAAAATTCAGAAAGGTAACTCTGAAACGATATTGTAGTTTAGGCATCAATAAGCCCTGGTTTCCACCTGCGTTATCTGACGCTACGGTCATGTTGAACAATGATTGTGAGGCTGTTGCCATTTTTTAATCTCCTGTATCTTTATTTATCTTTAAGATGATACCCCTTTCGGGGGCATCATTTATACACCTGATATTTCACCTGTGTTTAAAACACGT